AGCAATCGAATCTTCTGAATATTTAGATAAAGACTGAACCTTTTCATCCACTTGAGTAGCCAGTTCTTGTACAGTAGATAGTGCTTCTTCTGCGCTAGTGGCAGATTCTTCGGCATTAGATGCATGAGTCTGAGCCTCAGTTTGTGCTTGCTGTGCTACCGCCAAAAGCTGAGATACAATATCGATTTCAGGTTTTTCGACAATCGAATCTGATGGTTCAATTCCTTTATGAACCATAAAGGTTCCTATTCTTGAATTCCATTCGTTTGTAACCGTCCCATCTTCACGAACTTTTTTAACACACAAAATAGCAACCGTATATCCTTTAGATATAGTTGCACCTCTTGAAACTTCCCATGTAAAGGTAACTGTTCCATCTTCTTGCAATTCCATATCTGTTATTCCATAGGGAATCGTATCATTATACTCGTTTTTATAATTAATGAAGCAATTACAATCTGTGAAGTTTAAGCCATTGTAAAATTCATTTTTTGAAAGTTCAAATTGCAAAGTTTTTACTTTATCATCAGATTCAACTCCTAGGATATTTTCTTCCTCTGGTATTTCCCAAATTCTAGTGTCTACATTAATCTTTATCATTCATCCACCACCTTAAATTTTCTTCCTATTAGATAGTTTGGTGTAAATCTACTTTTGAAATGTTCCCCATATGATTCTGTTGGATCATCTGCCGAGCATTCTTCACAAAGATAGAGAATATTTTTGTATTTATATGTCAATCCGTATTCGAATTCATACTCATTACGATCATCAAATACTTCAATATACGAATTATCTTTTACATCTTCTTCAACTATAATTCCTTCCGGCTCCAAACCTTCCAAAATTGTTCCTGTAGCCGTTGTGGTATTCCACTCTCTAGCAACAGTTTCACCATCCATAATTTTGGCGCAAAATATAAATTTCAAATTTCCTTTATACTGCAATGCCTTTCTAGGAATAACCCAAGAAAATGAGCATTCTCCTAAAGATACTTTTTTATCCGTTACAATATACTGATCTTTTTCACCATTTGGAGTTTGATAATTTATATAAAGATTGGCGTTCTGAAGATTAAAATATGGATCTAAATCAGCAGGACATGAAAAATATATTGTATGATAATCATCATCTGATTCAACACCAAATATCTTGTCTTCATTAGGTATGGTTATTGTTCTTTTTAATCGATCAATCGTTAACATAACTCCACCACCTTTCGTTACTGTGGCAACTGAATATGATCTGATTCATACTCATTTGAAGAATAATCTTTAATAACTATATATACGTCATACACAAACCCTTTAAGAAACGAAATATTACTCATTGATACATGATTGCCACTAATATTCATATACAGGAGCTTTCTGCCATCCATATTGGTCTGTATAAACCCATAATTCACATAACTCAAATTCGCCGATTTGAGCAACCATAGAATACCCCTTTTGCCATGTTCCATCTTTGAAAACCCATACTTCTTTATAGGTGAAAGTGGTATTGAATTGTTTAGAAAAGGATGTACTTGTTCGCCCTAATGTATCTTTGGTTTGAACAGTAACTGTGAGTGTTGCATTTTGAGCCAATCCGGTTTCTGTGTATTCCAGTCCGCTTTGAGTTTGCGATGGGCTACCTGTGATTTGCCAAATCGTCTGATTTACATGCACATCATCTGAAGTCTTCGCTGTAAAATTGACAGTATCTGTTGTTTCACCAGGTTTCACTACGATATCAATATCCTCAACCACTATCTCAGGATAATTCTCCAAAGTTTTAAAGCTAAGTTCTTTGGATGCAACTGCTGATCCAGAACCATCTGCCAACCAAGCCTCAACTTGAACTTTATAAGCTGTATTTTGATTCAGTCCTATTAAAGTGTAAGTACCTGAAGAGCTTCCAAGTTGTTCAGTATAGGTTCCATCAGGTTTCTTGATCCAAACACGATATAGATCATAGTTATTACTACTCATACTCCAATTGATATCAACAGAATTCTGCTGAATATTAGCGACACTTCCCCCAACAGTAGGAGCACCAATCGTAGGAGAGGATGTGCTTGCAGTTCCACTTAGATTTGGCCATCCTGAACAACTACAACCCCATGACCATGATTTAGAACGGGAACACCCCATGTTTTCATCAATGGTACCGACTTCATACCAACTAGTGACTGTGGTTCCGTAGCCATAATACATTCCATAAGTAGCACTTAAACCACCTAGTTTTAATGTGTTGGTAGCCTGTACAGAGAAACTACCACCGTTTCTTGCTTCGAACCTTGCACGTACATTGGCCTTATACTTTAAATTTGGATAGTTCCCTTCATATCGTTCATTGTATTTGTCGAATACAAGAACCATATAAGCGCTATAAGTTAATGTAGCAATTGTAGCCATTGTTAGCTCCTAATTCGGATATACAAATCTCCGTCTTTATCGCCACTCTGATGTGTTGGATTGGTCGTTCCGTATCGAACATTGACCGTCAATTTCAACTGATTCTCAAATTGTGCAACATACTCATCCAGTTGTTCTTTTGATCCGTTAAATGCATTAATAAGTTCAAGAATATTTGCATACTCCGTTGAACTTTTGATACTGGATCTAACTGCAATGCTACCTTCTATTTTGAATATAATATTGAACGAAGTTACATATTCTTCCCCAGATGTCAATATTACCTGAGCAGTTGATGTGCCTTCCTCGGCTAATGCATTCGCAAAGGTTTCGGAGCCATCAAATATAATTTGGTAGCTGTTTGAGTTACTATATTTAATAACTTGTGAAGCAGCCATTGATACTTCTTTGCCACTAGGTTTACGAACCCACATTTGAGCAGATAGTGAAGAATCAACATTTCCAGCCTCTTCAACATAAACATCATCTGTCAAAGTGATTCTAAGTCCTCGACCAGTATCACCTTGAACCATTGGTATAATTGGGGTAACTTGTTCCCTTGTAAGGCTGACTGTTAAATCTGTATAAACATTAGCCATTATTCTACCTCCATTTCTTCGACTAGATCTGCATTGGTGATTCTTTCCATCAGCAGATCATATGTCAAACTCTCAAAATAAAATTTCTGACGACGTGTTCCATCATCAGAAATATAAATCAATTCATCATTTAGTTTTGCCTGCCCGACAGTTGGATTGGAATCTCTAAATAAATCCACAATACTTGTTTCTGTCTGAACATCCGGCTCACAGTATTTCTTTTTGCGTAAGTCCATTAAGGCTGCATTCTTTAATGCCGAATCATAAGCACCACGATCAGTAAAAGCATTAGAATTATTTGGATCATCTGTACTTAGAACAATATCATCGTAAGTTACTTTATCGATTCTATTCACTTCATACTTATCCCAATAAGGGCCTTTTACAATTCTACCTGCATGACTTGTTGTGTCGCTCCAGGACAGCATTTCACTACCTGAACCTTCAGGGATAATACCCGTTAATACATTTTCCATTGTTCGAGTTTCTTTAAAGTCTGTGAACTCTTTATCTGTTAAATATATTTGACGAGGCATCAGGTCTTGCGGATACTTACTCATATCACCGAAATAACAATTATAGTTATCAATCATAGCTGTTGTATGATTTTCATCGACTTGTGGGTATGCCTCTGACATCGAATTTTCATCAGTACCAAACATGCATTCAATGATGTTCTTACCTTCCCACTTTAAATATTGATACCAGTCACAATATGTCAACTTCCAACTTTGAGCAGGTGTGTAGTCAGCTCCGCCTGAACCGGTAGCTTGATACAATTGAATTTGTGTTCCATTCGCTAATGTTCTACCCCTTAAGTCAATACCAAATTCCCGATTCTTCTTAGCCTCAAATCTAAAAGCTTCTCTATCTTCATAATATTTAATAGCCCATTTCTCATGCTCTTGTTCAGGAGTAAAATCAGGGTTCTCATAAACACAGATCCTAGTGTCATTAACAGCATTCGCTCCATTAATGTTAAAATCTCGATTCCCAAATTGATAGACTATTGCATAGTATCCATCTGAGCGTTCCACTAAATAAAACTTTTGGGCTTTTGTTCTGTTAAATGTGTACAGCTGTAAAAATGTTCCTTTTGCTAAACTTGAGGATGGAACATCAATTACAAAGCTTGTGCCTTCGTTGTACCTAATATAAAACGCTCTATTTGTTTCTGGCATTACTTTTACAAATTCTGGACTAGGAGGTTCACCATAAATATGGTAAGGAAGTTCAATACCTCCTCTATCCTTATAGTCGGTCATAAGAGAGTTTAATTTTGATATTGCTTCCGTCCAACTTACAGGATCTGGATCTTTTGCGCCGGATATAGATCCCCATGAAGGCTCTGCATCCCACATACACTCATGCTGTGCATCAAAGAAAATATGACTGGCATAGAATGTATATGTTCTTTTGGTTTTGTTGTACTTTGGATAAATCATTCGAAAAAGCTGACCTTTGATAAAATTTAGGTCAACTTTAAATACTGATTCATCTGTTACCGAATATCCCATCAACTCACTTTCTGGAACTTCAATTGTCAAATACCATATAGCATTTCGTTCCATTTTGACAGTCGCAGAGATACAGTGTTCCAAAACAATATCACCATTCTGTGAAAGCATTTGTTCATAGGTAGTTCCGCGCTTTGATAAAAATAAACTAATCATAGCTCTCGATACTCCCTTTGAACTTCTACACGACACGAACCAATATCAATATCTACAATAACTTCATTGATTCCAGTACCTAAGCGAATATCAGCAAAGCTACCGGATGTCTTGATAGTTTGGTATTCATACGATCCAGCATAAACAGTCTTTAAAGTATTCCAATAGGTATCCAGTTCCAAATATAAGACTTCCTGTGTCTTCTCTCCTTCTTCTGCTGAAATACTTCTTCCTTTAAACGGATCTGTAATTGTCAAAGATTTTCCATTATTTGTGATGGTGATTGTCTTTGAATTACTTGAATCATTATAAATCTTATAAATAGGATACGAAGGTTCATAGAAGTTATTAAATATGGTTTTTTCTCCTGTTACAAACGCTACAGGTTGGGAATACTCCTTGAAGTATCGGTATGGATCACAAGTGAATGTTATAGTGAGATCAGTCGCTCTCTTTAATGCTCTTTGCCCTGCATCAATAGAAACATTTTTTACTTTCCAATAATGCGCTCTATCTTCTGAAAGTTCTAATAATCCCTGTTTATCACCCAAATAGCGGTCTATAGCGTTTTTATAGGCTAAATATTTTTCTCTAGTTTCCGCTATATAATTACATTCAACCTTTATATCTATATCGCTATAAATTCCACTATGACGTACTATCTTAGTTCCATCTCCAAGAGTTATTTCATTCGTTATTTCTTCAGGAAAAGGAATGATAGGAGATGTTGATACCTTTAAAAAACCTATCCCATTATTTTGAACAGGTGTATTAGGTTGGAATTTAAAAGTGTACATTATCTCCCTCCATTCCCTGTGTTATACAACAATTCTCTAATTGTATGTATTTCATCCACTGTGTCTGTAATTACTTCTCCGTTCAATTCTTGCGGTTGCAATCTAACAAATAATTGAGCATTTGTAAACGATTCTATAAGTTTATCTATTTTATTAGATAGGTTTGAAATCGCCTTGTTAGAAGGCTGCTCTACGGATCTTGATCTGCTTATTGAACTGCTTAATAAAGTTTGATAAACTTCAGGGCTTTCTGCATAAGGAGTAACATAATCACTTGCCATTGTTCTTATATTGTTTACCGTATTGTTAGGCAACGAAAAAAGTCTAGCCATAGCTGGAGCTGCTTTAGGTTTCTTTTCTTCAGTAGTTTTAACCGTCTTTTGTGTAATTACAACAGGATGAGAATTTGCATAATCTATAGCGCTATCAATGATTGACTGAATATTGCTAGCATAGCTTCTTGCATCTGATTCAGCTGCGCTTAATTGGCTAGAAAGTTCTTTCCTATAAGAACTTCCGGTGGATCTCCCAGCTTGGGCAGCTCCTGATGAACCACTTTCTAATGCACTAACAACACCATCTGTTCCTGTTTTCGCATCTTGTTTCATCTTATCAACTTGCTTCTGTAATTCAGAAACACCGCCATTCATTAAAGCGCTAACAGCAGTTTCTACTGGTATTGTTCCATTTGCTATTTCTGTAGCTAAACTTTTTGGAATTTTTGCACCTGTATATCCGGCTTCCTGTATTGCACTACTGAATTTCAATAGGTTTTCTAAATACATAGAAGCAGTTAATACATTTGGAGCTCCATTTATAACCCCATATGCTACATTTTGAGATATGGCATTACCGGCCCATGTACCATTTTGTACTGCGCCTTGAAACGTTAACAAACTAGCAACATATGCACTTGCCGCATTATATGACTCAGTGCCATTCATAATACCTTGTGTTAAATTCTGCGGTATTTCTATTCCAGCACGTGTGGCAGTATCAATAGCCCCTTGCAATGATGTCTTTAAAGAATCACCTATAAGTGTTAAACCACCTGTTTCAGCTATATTTGCTTGATCTAATAATGTTTGATTGGTTTCTATGATTTTACTTTGTAGTCCATCATATTCACCCATCAATTCTTTTAACGTAGATTGCAATGCGCTAAGTTGGCGGCCAGCTTCGTCTTCAGTGAAACCACCTTCTGCAAGTTGATTCATTTTGTCTTTTGTATCTTTAATCGATGCAGATAACTGTTGATATTGCATTTCTTGTTCAATCAAAGCTTGCGTAGTTTCTTTTATAGCATTAGCATAGGCTTCTGCTTTAGCTTCTTCTTTTAATGCATCGACACGTTGTCTTAAAGCATCTACGTTATCATAAACAGCTCCTGTATTGTCTGCCAATTTACCTGTATTTTCATCGTAATACAATCCAAGCTCAGGATATATTTGATTCAATTCATCTATGGATGATAAGAGCAGTTCTTTTTGTGTATTACTTAAATTTTCTTGTTCAGTTAATTGTTCAATTCTATTCAGTAATATACCTGTCTCTTTAGCTTGTGCTTGATAAGATGCTATATATTCTTCAGATGCATCTTTATGATTTTGAATAGATTGATTATATTCATCTATACCATCAATCAATTTCATAGTTGATGCATACATAGCATCTTGAGAAGCTAACTGTTCATTAAAAGCATCTTTAGATTCTTCTGCACGTTGTGCCATCAAAGATAAACCGCCGGCTACTGCAATAGCTCCACCAGCAGCTATGCTAAATGGAGTAGGCAAACTAGCAACACCACTAGCTATCCTTGCAATACCCTTTACTGCTCCAGCGCCAGCACTTGCAAGCTTGCTTAATCCCTTACTAACTGGGCTTAATGAAGCACCAAATAATAATAAGTTAGCGACAGTATCTTTGGTTGAGTCATCTAAATTAGTGAACCAATCAGCCGCATCTTTGACAAGACCAGCTATCGATTCTAATTTAGGTGCAAACGACTGACCTAATTCATCGGCCGCCTGTTTGATAGCTTCCCATGTTTGAATCAAAGTAGACTTTAAAGTTGCATATCGTTTCTCCGCTTCAGCTGTCATAGCGTGATTTTGTTCAAAAGCGCTATTTGCTCTATTAATGGCATTCCAATACAAATCTGTATTTTGCGCCAATGCACCCATAGCATTTGACATACGTACTTCGGTAATTCCTAAGTCATCTAATGTCTTAGTGATATTTTCTGATTTTCCGATACCTTCGAGCAATTTGCCAAATGCAGTAGGAGCATCTTCTCCCCACAACTGAACAAACTGTTCTCCTGTCATTCCTGATACATCAGCAAACGCCTGTAAAGCTTCTGAGTTTGTTGCCACTGCGTATTCTACGTTCTTTAACATTTTGGACATAGAACCACCGCCGGCGGCCGCTTCAATACCTACAGAACTTAATGCAGCTGCTAAACCTAATACGTCTTGAGAAGTAAATCCAACCTGACGTCCTGCGGTAGCTAAACGCATTGACATATTCATAATGTCTGCTTCGGTTGTCGCAAAGTTGTTTCCTAAGTCAACTATGGAAGAACCCAATCGAGAGAAATACTCGTTTGTTTGTCCTTCTGTACTAACCATGATATTGGCAAATTTAGCGATTTGTTGCGCCGCTTCATCACCGATTAGGTTCGTGGTGTCGCCTAACATGGTTACAGTTTCAGTAAATCCTACGATGGCATCGGTAGCAACACCTAATTGTCCAGCTAATTCAGCATAATGAGCTATGCTTTCATAGGAACTAGAAGTTGAAGTCGCTAATTCTTTAATGCCATTATTAATCTTTTCTAATTGAGCTGGTGTACCTTCCGTTGTCTTTAATACACCTGTCCATGCATCTTCAAAAGAAATAGCAGCCATAGTTGCTCCCGCTATAGCAGCTGCACTTCCCATTGAAATATATTTTGTTTTATTAGAAAAATTATCCAATGCCAATGCAGCATTGTCTAAACCTGTATATAACTTTAAAATACTTGAATTTGTTGTTATAAACTCTTTGCTTAATGCTTTTAATTTATTTTGGGTAGCTAATAAATTAGTTTTTGTGGATTGTAACTTTTGATCATAAGCATCCCAATCATTCCCCAAGCTTTTTAATACTTCTTTATTTTTTGTTAATTCTTGAGTTTGTCCAATGATTGAGCCTGTTCCATTCTTAATGTTTGCTTCAAGCTCTTTATTTCTAGAAGTTAAAGTAGATATTTGCTTATTCCATGCTTCATAAGACTTCGGCATAGCATCCAATGTCTTTCGATATTGGCTTGCCTGTTTCGTAAGACTTTGCATTTTCGTTGACACAAGTTGTTGATACTGTGCCATTGATTGAAAGTCTTTCCCATCTAGTCCTTTCATGGACTTTTTAAGCGTTGACATCTGCTTATCTAAGCCGGATGTTTCCGCTTTAATTTTGTTGATTTCTCTTTGGAGGTTTGAAGCATCACCGTTAATTTTTACTGTGATACCTTTTATGTTATAGGACATTTGACACCTCCTTATAATCTGTCAAAATCATCTTGCGTGGCCCATCTTATTTTTGTTTTTGGTTTCTTGTCATTTTCTGTTTTGTTTATCTGATCAAGATATATATTGTTTTTCGTTGTGATTAAATCAAATAAAAAACCGATATCGCTTCGGTCTATATCATTCATAGTTAAACCGCAATTAATACTAGCAATTACGATTTTTGCGAAGTTCGTTTCACTTTTTTTTTCGGTTCTTCTGTATCTTCCGATTCAACAGTAGGTTGAGATGAGAAAATAGCAGAATCATAAAGTAAACAACACTGCTGAATAAATCCAACGTAATCTTCAATATTGTCAGTAAGTGCTACATAAGTAGGAACTGGTTTATTAGTCAATAATAGTTCACCTGCAATACAGGCCCATGCCAATTGTGTTAGGAACGTTTCTCCAATTGCACTTAACATCAAATCTCCAATTTCACCTTGTGCGAACTTTTTTGATTCCATGTTTTCCGCAATCGCTTGCACTAGATTCTTTTGTGCGTTGTTCATGTCAACTAATAAATCTGATCTGAATTGCTCTCGATATAAACGAGCAGTAACACCCTTTAAAGTTGTCTTATACTCTTTTCCATCTATGGTAATTTTTGAAATCATTTAATCCTCCTAAAAAAAGATAAGAGAGGAAAATCCTCTCTTATGCTCCTTCCTGTAGTTTTGGTAATGTTGGTGCGGTTTCAAAGAATGCCGTATACTTCGCAGATGTAGATGGACATTTAGCTTTGATCCAGTTATGTTCACCATCTGCAATAGGCACACAAGTAATATCGATAGATTGTGTGTCAGGTTCAATCGTATCTTCTTGAGTGTTAGCTTCTATTCCTGGACGACCAAATACAATCTTGTAGAATACGTGACGTACTGCTTTTTGGTCTCCATTAAATTCACATAACAATGCTACGGATTTTGGCGCTACGTTAGCATCTTCGGCCAACATTCCATCCTTTGTTTCAACGTATCCAAAGATATCTTTTAAAACATCATCAGGCAAATAAGCCATTTCCAATGTTCCTGAATATCCGTTGTTTGTGGACTGTGTGAAGTATGCCATATCATCAGCATAGAATGTTTGTGTATCACCTTCAGGATCTAAAGTTAAAGATTTTGCACCTTTCCAAGCCTTAGGTGTAGCAAAGGTTACTTCTCCTTCTGTCTCGGTCAAAACAGAATAATATACGTTTTTAAAGCCATAACGTACCTTGTTAGTATCTGCCATGTTTAGCCTCCTATTTTTTTCATAATTCGTTTTGGTAGCTCATCAATAGCGTGTTGTTCACCGGTTTTCCAGTGCTTGAACGCTCTTGTAGGTCTGCTTGGTCTATTCCATAACTTGTGACCTTTTTCTAATAGGTGGGTTAAGGAATATTCATGGTTTGCCGCAAAGATTGTCACCGTCCGTCCAAAAGCTTCTTCTTCGGTTCGTGTTCGTATGGATTTGTAATATTTCTTTCTTCGCCCTTGAGGAGCTTCTTGAGAAATAATCTTTCGTGATTCTTTACCGACTTCCGATACAGCCTCAGACACGTTCATACGTGTTTCTGTGGAGAATTCTTCTAGTATGGCTTGTATCGCTTCCGGTAGTTCTTCCATACTGACTACAACGTTATCTGTATTTCCTATTCGCATAGCGAAAACACCCATTCTACACAATAAGCTTTTTCAGACTTGATATCTTCATCCGTTATAACTTCATACGGAATTTCCAATGAATCAAACATATTTTCGACTTTTTCCTCTAATGAAAAATCCTTAGAATCGGTAACAACTCTAAGGATATAAACATTGATTTTTTGATAGGTTTTATTGTCTGCAAATAAGTTTGTTGATTCCTGTCTTGCGTAGTTCCCATAAGGTAAGGTCGGTTTCGATTTGTAACCGCCATAAATGAATTTCTTTGCACCTAATATAGATGTCATACGATTTACAATTTCTTGTCTTAATCCCATTCTCCAACATCCTCTCTCAAGTACAATTCAATATCATCACCCGATGGATACTTTCGATAAACGCTGTATATCGTATCTTCAAAACGGACTAACAACTCACCATGATAATCATCTTTAAATATGACTAGTTTAAACTGTGCTTTGATACCGGATTGGTAAGCATCGAAAAATTCTTTTTCATATACACCGCCAACCTTACAAAACACTTCGGTTTCTGTTTCTTTTCCATCTTGTACAACACCGTTTTCATCAATCTCAGTTTCTTTTCCAATCAAAAAACACGTACTTTCGTACAGGTCATTTTCTCTTTTGTATTCATATGCCATAATTTAGCACCTATGACTTTTATCTAAGAAAATAGCCATTCTTAAATCCCTGTACGCCGCTTTCATTGATTCCTTATACGATTCATTGCCTGAACCAAATTTCGATTTTACGTAACAAATAATGCACGTCATAATCTCATCCTCAGGATCATCCGGTTCATAAACAATATTGAGCCTGTCTAAATCATATAAACAGGCTCTGATGTAGGTTTCAATTTCATCATCGTAAGCAATTGAATTTTTGATTCGTAAGGCTATCTTTACTTTTTCTAAGATTTTATACATAGAAAATCACCTACTCAAACGTGATTCCATTCATGTTTACTTTGGTTGTCTGATCACCAACTACAATACTTAATATAGCTTTCTGTGCAGTCGCTTTTGTAGCTCCTAAGAAAGCCACATTGACTGTTGGTGCTTTATCAATAACCACTTGCTTAGTAGAACTCTTTACATACATCTTAGCTTCCTGTTCGCCATCATAAAGGAATGGCAAATAGTATCCGCTCTGTTCTGATACGTTACTATTATTGAAACCGGTGTATCCAGTTACCTTTTCTAACGCACCTGTCAACATACCGTTTTCAAATGATACTGTTCCAAGTTCATTAGCTTGTTTCCCATAACAATCGGTTGTAGGTTCTACAGACGATAGATTACTTGCGATGTTTGCGTTATCTTCGATAGCTCCTTCGCTTACACTACCTTTTTTTTTAACAAATAGATAAACTTCGTATCTAACGGTTTACCATCATTGATAACCAATGCCTTAGTTACCATCTGATTTGCTTCATGATCCATATAACGAGTTACGCTAAATTCCATGTTTGTATTGATTGCATAGGCTTCTTCCGGTACCCACAACATAGCAAAGTATTCACCGGTAGTAGCATCATCAAAGTTTTTCAAAATATCTTCTTCAACGAATACAACGTCACGTCCTTTGAAGCGTGCAATTTCAGCGCCATCAACAGGGTTGAATGTTTCCATATAAACAGGGCGGTTGTTATCATCTGCCAATGTCTTGATGTTTGCTTCCCAAGTGCCCGGTGTCATAACAAATTCAGGTCTTAAACCTCTCATGCTCAAAGGAATCTCAGCAAACAATTTTTTCTGCCATTGTTTCCAATCGGCAACTTCTTCCGCAGTGAATTCAATGATGTTTGCTTTAGGGATTCGGCCACCGGATTTATTAGCTTCCGTCAAGATACCTTGCATTTCATTACTTCCTTCGTTACCTAACATGATTTCATGATCCATAGCTTTGACATAAGCCTGAACGATAACCTTAGCCAATTCGGCTTCAAATGCCGGTACGCTCAATACAGACTGTAAGATTGTACGTGCTAAACGAATCTCACCAATCTTGTATTCAAAGGTAACAGAACCTGTGATAGAACCGCCTTTCTGACGATCTGATTTTGTTGTTTCAGTGATACGTGTAAACGTAGCGGAAAAAGAACCAATAGGGTACTTCACACCACCCTGAATGTTTGTTTTGCGTACACGAGAATATAACTGACCATATACCTTTTCTAAATCAGCGATGATTTTCTGTACAACAGTCTGAGGAATCATTACTCCTAGATCACCGGACTGTCCTGCCGCATCATCACGCTGTACATACTGCAATAAATCAGAACGAGTACCTTTTACAACATAATTCATGAAAGCAGTACGGTATTCCATAGAATCTAAATTTGTTTCGTTAGGTTTAACGTCATTACCGGCTCCTTCAATAACCATATTCTGTAGGTTTGCTCGTTTTTCTGCCTTTTTCTTATCGGCTTTCAATTGTGCTTCACGTTCGTTCAGTTTATCAACTTCCTCGGACAATGCATCAATATCTGCATCATCTCTCTTGGAAAGTTCTTTGATTTCTGCTTTACGTGTAGCAATCTGTTCTAAAGTCATTTCTTCGATGTTCATAACTAACCTCCTAATTTTAATAACAGATTTAATTTCTTTCTTTTTAGCTCTTTGGCTTCTTGGTCTTGTTCTTTCAATCCATTCAAAAAAGACCGTGCGGAAATCTCTGTGGAATCGTTAGCCGGTCTAGATACCGCACTTACGTCCAACACCTCACGGACATTGTTGATATGGATTGTTCTTGTATTTCGGTCATAGGTTCGACCTTCAGGGGCAATGAAAAAGGCCCATGACATTTTTGTGATCATACCGGTCTTTATTTGCTCATATAACTGTCTAGATGATTCTGTTTTTGATAAATCCGCTTTAATAAACAAACCATGTTCATCAATACTTAATTCCAAAGTACCGTTAGACTGTCTAGCGAAAATCGTTCCGTTATGGTCATACTGCATGATGACATCGTTCATCTTTGCGTTTTTGAAAGCTTCTCTGTGGATTTGTTCATAGACTTTTCCGTTTTCATCTTCAAACAACACATAAGGATTAAACGTTGTGGCATAGCCTCGGACTGTATAATTACTGTCCTCCGTCTTCTCCACTTCCATTGTCATCATTCTTGTTTGCATTTCCTGTGGCACCGTCCGTCACCCCCTTTCCCACGTTGTCGGTAATGTTCAGATATTCTGCACGGATGTAGCGTTTATCTCCATCCTCGACTGGTGGCATATTTAAAATTGACAAAGCTTGATTAGTAGTAATCAATCCTCGGTCAAAATACTCTTTGGCAACTTGGATTTTTGTTGTATTGGATGCGTACTGTAATCGATCAGAAGTTAAAAGAATCTCGTTTCCTCTTTCTCGTTGATCACGTGAGTAAAACATTCTTGTTAGAACTTCTCCGGCTTGAATAAAGAACGCTTCTACTTTTGATTCATAAAAAGCGTTCCATTCATTTTCATCGTAGTTGTTCTGTAGAATGTGCTCATTCACTCCCCAATAATTGAATACTGAGTTTTCAATGGCTTTCTTTTGATCTGCGTCTAACAGGACAGCCTGTTGTTTGACTTGCTCCATGCTCTCAAAACGTGAATCATACAAAAATACACCGGTTTGATTTCCACTAAGGTTCATCCGGTGTATCTTTTCTTGCTGTTCTTTCATGTCTTCGTCATCTACGATTTCAGAATTTAGCTTTCCAATAAATCGTAGATTAGATCCATTTTGGATAGCTTGCTGTGTTCCTGTTTCCTGCGCTTTTACCAAATCTGCTGTAGGATTAAACGCACGGTTTGAATCACCGAAGAAGTCATTTTTATATTGCATTTTCTTTAAATGACCGCATCGGTTATATTCAATGGCTTTTTCATGGCCATCGGCAAATGTATATACGATATAAACAACACCATTTAATTCTTTCATGACTGCTTGGCTAGGACATACAGGATATATACCTGTAATATGTCCAAACTCATTTTCAATTGGCACAATAAATGCATTGTTTTCTATTTCGTATATCGTAGCTAACCTATAAAAGAATTGGCTTGTTGTCATGAATTCGTTTGGATCTTTAGAAACGATAAATTCAATCTTTTTATTTTGCTTTGTTAAAGCCGGCTTTCCCTTAGAACTCTCAGAAGCTATCCTATGGATAACTGCTTTGCATAATGCAAGTTCATATATTGCTCCATCTGTCGATGTATAAACAGGAGAATAACCACTTAGAGGGAAAAAGATTGGCTTCATATCCGCTTTTGGTCTTTTCTTTCCGAATAAAAAATCAAACAATCCCATCTGCATCACCTCCTATTTTCTAAACGATACTTGAACTTTTCATAATATTTCTGACGTACTGTAAACGCATCAATCACCGATACGAAACCGTCAATGTGTTTTTTAGGATCTACTTTCTCAGGTCTTACACGATTATCGTTATAAGCCTTTTTAAGTGCTACAGAAGCAAAATGGCTTTGTAGCAATCCGTTTGTACCGGTCTTTACTAAACCATCTCTCAGTAGTCCACCAAACTCATCGATGATAGGAGTTAAGTTCGTTCCCTGAATGACATCATCCATTAAGAATCCTTTCTTCTCCATTTCGTCTACTAGATACTGAGATGAATAGCGGTCATATCCGATTACACAACAATAAATCTGATATTCTTTCTTCATCATTAAGAACCAGTTCATGACATCGTGATAATCAACAAAGTTCTGACCGCTTAAACTCAAGTAACCTAATTCAATGAAGTTTCTATATCGGATATTGTCACGTTGTGCTAATTCATCTACCTTGTTAGCAGGCATAAAAAAATGACAGAATACATAATCGATTCCATCACGTTTTACTACTATTGATGCAGCGGTCAAGTCGGTTGTCTGCGACAGGTCGATACCGCCAACACCAAAGGTTCTTCTAAAATCTTCAGGATTTAATTTATCGCACAAAGTACGCTTGATTTCTGATTGACTGAGCCATGCGGAAATAGTGTTCTGCTTTAGATTACAGTACTTTGTAAGGAATTCTAGTTTGTAGGAATGAGAAGATTCCGCTTTGCGAATTTCCTCTTGTATGAAGTCATATGACACGCTTACACCAAGATTTGGCATGGCTTTTTGAAGTTCCGTTAAGTCGTTCCATTTCTTTTCATCATCAATCATATAGATAAATGGAAGTAACTTTGTTTCGTTAGATGTTCCCAACAAAACAGAAGTAGAACGAGCCATAAGTTCATCATACAAACCATCATCAATATAGTTTGCTGTACTACATGCTAAGTTCAAAGGTTCATCCCTTGCACCCTCAGCAGAAAGCATAACATCATACATAGCGATTCCCTTATCACCTTCCCATGCTGCAAACTCATCGAATGTAACCATACTAGGGTTAAATCCATCTGATTTTTTAGAGTTGAAGGCAATAGGCTTCATTTTAGCGTTCCATAAAGGGAAGTACATATCTGTCCTTCGTTTACGTGTGCGCTTATACAAGCTCTTGACTGATTCAATCATGTTGGTTGCCACGTTAAAGATAATGTTTGCCTGTTCCAACTTTGGAGCAAGGTTGTAAATCTGCATACCGGCATCCTTTTCCGTAAAAGCAAATTTAACCTGTATGGCTGCTGCTAATATAGACTTACCTTGTTTTCTTCCCATAACTAATACAACTTCTCGAAACTGTCTTTTGCCTTTATCGTTTACAATACCAAAGACACAGGCCAAGAAGTATTTCTGCCACGGTTCTAATACAATTAAAGAGGTCTTACCTTCCACATGGTGGCAAAACCTCTCAATAAACAATATCGCTTTATCTGCTTTCTTTTCGTCATAGAAGAACTTCTTTTCATTTAATCCATTTTCAATGAATTCAATATTAAGCTTCATCCATTTTCCTATGACTGCGTGTCCTTCTGCTATCTCTCTCTTGTAAAGATCAAGATATTTCATCCATGAATTCCTCGAAATCGTCTTTACCTTCATCATTAGGATGACCTAGCTTGTTCATCCCTGAAGGACTGATACATAATTCCTTACAGTATTTTAGGATTTGCTCATTAAACTGTAAGTTGTTCATGTAGTATGGTGTCTTTAATGGATTGGTAGCGCCGCCTTTGTTTGTATATGGTATAACCATTTGCCCTCCGGCTTTTTTCCATTCTTCCATGTTCTTATCTCTGAATTCACAAGTTTGTGCTAACGTATCAATCAATATATCGTATTGCGGTTGATATATGCACAAAGCTTTCATATCTTCAATTATTGTTTTTTTATACTCGTCCTTATTCACTCATCATCATCTCCTAACACCATTGATCCGTCTTCGTTGAACTCATAATATGTACGCTTAGAATGTTCTTTAGTATGACAGTCATCACATAACGCTTCCAAATTATCATCACCCAACAATATAGACATATCATTGTAGTTATCTTTAGAAATATGCTCTTTGTGGTGTACGCACGTTGATTTTGTGTATATACCACGTTTTAAGCATCTTTCACATAAAGGGTGTGACTTCCTGTAAGCCTTAGATTTAACAGTCCATGCTTTGGAACTATAGAATTTCCTAGCGTAGTTTCTTGCGCCTTGATTTCCATAATATTTCATATATCTGCATACATCAGTGAGGAGGATAAGAATATTGATGCCGTAAACTGAATGACCTTATGTGACTGATGAAATTAACTGATGTATGCACATATAAAAAATGGAGGTTTTCCCTCCATTTCCCAAGATGAGCCATGAGCAACCACGAAGATTTCCTATCTTCGCATATACAACATATCACAGATTATTTGTGAAAAATTTCCAAAATAAATTAAATTTGAAATTATTTTATTTAATTATTATTTGAAATAGGTCAAATAAACCACAGAATTATAAGCTATTTTAATACCCTTTTCATATTGTTTTTGACTAGTTTTTAAAGCGAGTATATACCCCTTTTTAGAAAACCATTTCGGGTTTAAAAAAACTCCCCACGCCGTTCCCCAGAGGGTGGGAAAAAATTTTCGATGGGGGGCCTCGATTGGTTGCCTGATCCATCGTGGTTAGCATCGCTTAACTATTTATTTTTTATTCATAGCTTGCTATGTTTTTATATAGCTTATCTATGTATTATTGAATGATATAACATTTATTGTTATAACATTTGAATAAGGCTGATCTATTAGCCTGTTTGTTTACCTGATTTATAGTCTGATCTAATGGCATAACATTTAAAGTTATAACATTTTAAAAAAAGGTATAAAAAAAGATAGATCCTTTTTGTTTGAATCTATCTCAGTCTGTCTAGTCCTTTTGTATATCATCCATATCAAACGTGATCAATGGCTTCCCAGTATTATCTATAAAAGCCAAATGCGTATTTGTCATATCTGCTAGCAATATCAGTTCATCAGCTCTAAATGTATCATTCTTTTTTTTGTTTGATATTTGTTGCCGTGAAACATTTAAATGCCTAGCATAATCAGACATATTAAAGCCCTTTAATTTCAAAAGCGCCTCCACTTTATTATATTTCATCCTCTTTTATCCTCCTAACAATATTTTATCATATACATTATATAATTGTCATTATAAATTATGTTAAATACAAAAAAAATAAAATAATTTACATTTTAATGTTGACAATGTAAATTTTATGATGTACATTATGAGTGTAAAAAGAAATGGCATAACATTTCAGGAGGTAAAGGAAATGAAAAAAGCATTGATCATTGTAGCATTGGTACTTACTGGATTTATTGGATTTAAAGCCGGTCAATCTGAACAAGTTGAATCTAATGAAGTGATTGAAGAAATTAACTATCAGTTAGATGTAGCTTGTGGTGCTGATGAATACTGTAGAGATGTATTCGTTGACTGCTAAAAGAGGCTTTGCCTCTCCTGTAAACCAACTAATCAATTCTAGATCCGATTAAAGGTTGCAAGTCCTTGTAAATGGTGAGCACAGGTAAATCAGGAGGAAGAAAAAGATGAACGAAAATGAAGCTTATTGCTTTGAAGGAACAAAGCTAATTGATAAAAAGTACGAACATGAGTTCGAATTGGTTGAGAAGATCCCTAGAGATCACGTGATTTGGTATGTTCCAATGCCTAAAGGCTATTTAGCACTAGCAAAATGCATTGATAGATACCACGTAGATACCACAGATCTAAAGTATATCAAATGCGATCAGTATGAAGAAATAAGAAAAGGATGTATGTATGTAAGCGCCGGCTTGAACGTAATTCAAACAATTAAACATTTAAATGGTTATTACAAAAAGAATTCATATTCTAAAAATTCTTTCACAAGAAAAAAAGCGGAATATGCAAAGAAAGCGCTTGACTGTTTAATGCCATACATTGAGGAGGCTTAACATGATTGATCTAATAATTTTAGAATTTTGCAAAGGGATGAACTTCCTTCTCCCTTTGCTTGGAACTTTAGGAATGTATTACATTATCAAATATTATCGAGGTGAATAAAATGAATGAACTTGTAAATAAATGGAATGAATGGTTAAAAATTTCTAAACGGAAAAGTTACTAAAACAGAATGTTTGGATTTGTTACCATTCTAAACCAGTTAAAGAGCCATGACGGCTCTTTTTTTACACTTATATTTTACCATTTTTTGAGTTTGAAAACTTTCCACATAAGAAAACTTTTATAATCAAATTAGGGTTCGTGCAACCCTCTCCTTTCTTTTGAGCCTTCACAGGCTCTTTTTTTAATGCTCAACTAGTTTAGCAAGCTCTTTTCTAATCTGATAGCGTATCGCATGGGAACTTTTATAAAACCCTTCATATTGCATCCAATCCCACGTCTTACATTCAAAAAACTTTTTCTGTATCATGTCTTTCACTTCGCCACTGCATAGATCCCTGATAGTTTCTAAGGCCTTTATGTGACATTCATTTAACATGTATTGTGCTTCATAATATTGCTGCTTTGATATGATGTCATTCAATATCTTATCTTGTCCGGTTGGGTTCTCTATGTGGATTCCGTCAAAACTTACTCCCTTAGCGGTGTAAAAACTTTTTATTTGATCTTTGTAAAAACTTATTTTTTCGAGAAAAACTTTTCTTTTCTTCTCCAATATTTTATAAGATTCCAGTTTATGCCATAACTCGTCAACCATAGTTTCTGTGTATAGATTCATATCTTCCTTTCTAGTGTGAAAAACTTTTTTTGAAAAACTTATTTTAGTTCATACTTTCTTTTAAAACTTTTTCAATGACTGCTTTATCTGCAAAAACTTTTCCACAGATTGAAATTATGAGAGAGGCTTCGTTGAAACTCTCTTGTTTCTTTAAACTTCTTTTATTATCTCCTAAAAAACTTTCTCCCTGAATCATTACTAAAGTTTGAGTAAACTTTTCTTGATCCATGTGAAAACTTTCGTATCCTCTTTGCATGGAAATCATTTGAGATATAACATTTGCAAAAACTTTTAAAACATAATCTCTTGATTTACCTTTTAGTTCTTCCTTTAAAACCTTTTCTAATTCTTCAATCATTTTTTCTCCTTTTCGTAGATTGTGATAACTGTCACCGTTAGAAGTAAAACTCCTAAAGCGATGAACAGTACCACAAATATCAGTAATAAGAATAATTTAAATAAAACTTCTATCATCTTGTTTCTTCAAAAACTTTTCTTTCACTTTCAGGATTAATTGGTTCTGAAACTTTTTCTTCAATTTTAGTGATATCAGAGTTTGGATTATCCATATAAAACTTATATCTTGCATCTTCGACAGATTCTGCTTCTATTTCATCTACTACGATATCTCCAACAGGTCTTATTGATACTACTCTATATTTCATATTACCCTCCTATCATAACTTGGCTTATGTCTAAAACTTCTGCAATGCTATACATGATTAAGAAATAAATAAGATAAAGTATGATCAAGATTATTACTGTAAAAAACTTTTTGTGTTTACTAAATTTCTTTATAAAATTTGACATATTCATCTATATATTCCCATTTATTTTTAAATTCATAATATTTACTTTTTAATTCCCCAATGCTTATTTGAGTATTATTAGAAACATATTTACTAGGCAAAATAATTACCTCGTCATCTTTAAAGTCGTTTTTGCAATACAAAATATAAATATCACAAGTAGAATAAGGCTTTTCTAAATTGAATGTGTAAAAATTACCGGATTTTCCTTTATACAAACAAGATACTTTTACGTCTATTTTTAAAGAGTTTTCTACTAATATATCGTATGGGAAATTTTGAGGCATCCTTTCCGCTTCATATCCCATACATATCAATTTTTCAAATGTTATTTGCTCATACGTTTTACCTTTTGTAGTTTCAGAATCTTTTATTTTTAGCCCTAATTCTTTTGCCAACGGATACCACATTTTCCTTTTAGATATAGCATTAGATAATTTAGAATTTCCAAAATATTTATTAACTTCTGATCTTGTTGGCATGTGATCTATTTCAGTATTTTCTACAACTTCTAAAACTTGATTTTTTATTTTTTCTTTAGTCCAGCATTCTCTCGACAAGATTTATCATCTCCTTTTTTTTGGCATTTTTACTCTAGTAGTCGCCAATTACTAGAGAACATTAAAAGGTAAGTCTGAATCATTAATGTCTAAAGTATCGCCTTGCATATAGTCATATTTCGGTGCCATAGCAGACGTTCGTTGCGTTCCATATGTATTTGGTTGTCCATATGAATTTTGGCTTACTGTATCACTCTTAGGCTCTAGAAACTGCACGTTATTACATATAACTTCTGTGACATAGACTTTTTGTCCTTGATTGTTTTCATAATTTCTTGTTTGCAAAGTTCCTGTGATTCCAATCAACGATCCTTTGTGTAAATACTGCGCCATATTGTCCGCTGCCTTATTCCATGCGACACAGTTGATAAAATCTGCATCCGGTTGTCCTTGTGCTTTCACAAGACGATTAACCGCTAACGTAAATTGCACAACGCTCTTTCCATTCTGTGTTTTTCTTAGTTCTACTTCCTTACAAAGTCTTCCTATAAGATTCACTGAGTTCACTACTCATACCTCCCTGCTACAATAGCTTCACGTCTTTTTTCTTCTTTCATGTGCTCATCGTGTGCTAACGCATGAAGTACAACTTTATCTATGTTGTACTTCAAACAGAACTTTCCTAGTTCATACGCTTTTTTTTGTTGTTCTAATGCTTGTTTTAATTTTGATTCACTAACTGTTAATGCCATACTTTACTCCCAAATATTAAACATATACTTCTTAATCCGCTCATCACCAACAATGTTTCTAAATTCTTCAATGTTTTCTTCATCTCCAAAATAAGTTAAATCGTATTTAAATTGTTGGTTATAATCTATTTCTAATCTTTTATAATCAACATCAAAGTAGAAACAATAATTAAATTTATCTTTTACAAACTCTTTCTTGTACTTGTCCACCTGTCCCAAGAACCATTTATAGTCTTCGGCTTCTTCTTTGGTTCTGAAAACTAAAGTCCGATTAAAAAGACACTCACTTATTTCGCTAACATATAAATCACGCAAAACATCTCCATACATACTAACATACCAGTAGCATTCTCCCTCTTTCGGTATATATCTTCCTTTTGGTTTTACTTTTTCAATGTTAATTCCTTTCATTAATCGACCTAATATTTCGGCACTTGCCATTTCTAAATGAGCGTTCTTTTTTCTTCTTAGTATTCCTGTTTCATCAAAACAATATTCATCTAAATACGTTTCCGATTGTAATTTAAATAGTTCATTCGGCTTTAAATTCTTTTCTTTCATATATGTTTCTATCCATTTATTCATCTTCAACTACCTCACAATTATCTAATACTTCTCTAAATGTCATATTTAAATCAACATTTTTCAAATATCCTTTATCGCACATGTATCTTATCGCATAATTCTCATGCAATATACGACCGTTCCAAGAATTATCTACATAGGTGTAATATTCCAATAAATCATATTCAAATTTTGTTAATTTAATTGGTTCTTTGTGTTCTTCTAAGAGCCAATCACAGAATTTTGAAGCATTACAATTAGGGGAACATTTATCGTTACACGGGCACGAATAGCAACCGTCTAACTTGTCTAGTTCATGAAAATAATCGCAAAAATTGATATTTTCTGATACCATCATTTCTATAAATTTGTCTTTGTGACATTCAAGATTAGTCATCCTGTCGCTCCTTACGTTCTGCAATCGTTTCTCATCAATCACGATTCCACCTCTTCATACGTCTTTTCAAAGATATCTGGTTTACATGGATAGATTTCACCTTTAATTCCTTTAATAATATAATCACCAACGCTTGCAATATGGTCTCCCTCAAGTGTTCTGATCAATAATGTACCTTCTTCTTTAAGCCTAATGGAGATATCTTCGAAATAATTCCATATTTCAAATTCGTTGCTGCCATTCCACTGTATAGCTTCAATAACAACTGGTTTCTTTCTGTATTTCTTAATCATCTAACCACCCCAATTCTGACATCTGTTGATATATAGCTCTTACTTCTTCAGGTAATAAAGCATTATTTTGCGTATATGCATTAACTTCTT